GGTAAATTCGCACCCCATGTTTTTTTTAGCGACAGCCTCTTTTTAATTAGGTAATTATGGCCACTCAGAGGGAATTAGCAGAACACCTGGATCTAAGCACCAAAAGGATCTCAGAACTTATAAGGGATGGTATTTTGCCCTCTAAAATGGGTAGATCCCCATTAAACCTGGATGTTTGCAGAATTGCCTACATTTCTTACCTTAGAAAACTAGGCGGCTACAACAAACGCAGCGGTGGTGGTGATATAGCAGAAGAAAAAACCAGGCTCACTAAGGCCCAGGCTGATAAAGCAGAATTAGAAGTTTCAGAATTAGAAGGCCAACTTATACCAGCACAGCTTGTTCAAGATACCTGGACTGACTTTGTGGCCAATGCCAGGGCAAAGCTATTAGCACTGCCAAGCAAAATTGCACATCAAGTTATTGCCCTGGACAAATATGCAGAAGCAGAATTATTAATTAAAGAAAATGTGCATGATGCACTTTTGGAGTTATCTGATAATGGATTACCTAGCAAATATGCAGATCGTGTTGAACAACACGAAGAAAGTATTTAAACCACCGCCAGAATTAAAGATTTCACAATGGGCCGATGCTCATAGAAGGCTATCACCAGAAAACTCAGCTGAAGCTGGCCAATGGAATACAACCAGGGCCGAATATCAAAGGGAGATTATGGATACCTTTAATGATCCAGATATACAGCGGATAGTTGTAATGACATCATCCCAGGTTGGCAAAACAGAATTGGTCTTAAATGCTATTGCGTATTACATGGATCAAGATCCCAGCCCATTGTTAGTAGTGCAACCAACTCTAGCTATGGCCCAATCATTTTCAAAAGATAGACTTGCGGCCATGATAAGAGATTCAAAAAAGATAAAAGACCTGGTTGCGGAATCAAGATCCAGGGATAGCGGTAATACTGTGCTGCATAAGAAATTTCCTGGTGGCCATTTATCTTTGGTTGGATCTAACTCAGCAGCTGGTCTTGCAAGTAGGCCAATTAGAGTTTTACTATTGGACGAAGTAGATCGTTATGAACTTAGTGCTGGATCTGAAGGATCTCCTACAGATCTGGCCATAGCCAGGACAAAAACTTTCTGGAATCGCAAAATTTATATGTGCAGCACTCCAACAATTAAAGGTATCTCTAAAATTGAGGCCGCATTTGAAGAATCTGATAAAAGGTATTACATGGTTCCATGTCCAGAGTGTCATACAAAGCAAAGATTAATGTGGAAAAATGTTGTTTGGGATGAAGGTAAGCCAGAAACTGCTCACTATTGTTGCCAAGAATGTGGATCTGTAATTGACGAATCTAAAAAGCCCTGGATGTTAAAACATGGTGAGTGGCAAGCAACAGAAACTTCCGTTGATACAGCTGGCTTTCACATATCAGAATTGTATTCTCCCTGGTCAACCTGGGGATCTATGGCCCAGAATTTCTTAGAGGCCAAGAAGATGCCAGAAATGTTAAAGACTTTTATAAATACTAGCCTGGGCGAAAGCTGGGAAGAACAGGGCGATGGTGTAGAACATGAAGGCTTGTTGGCCAGAAGATTAAATTATGATCCTTTAACGCTGCCAGAAGAAATATTAGTTGCAACTTGCGGGGTAGATACGCAAAAAGATAGATTAGAAGCACAGGTTATGGGTTGGGGTCATAACTACGAGGCCTGGGTTATTGAATACAAAGTATTTTGGGGAGATCCAAATGCCGTCAATGTATGGAATGAGTTAGATCTATATCTTAAAAGTAGATTTAAAACAGAGTCTGGCAGATCTATTGCAATATCAGCTACTTGCATTGATTCTGGTGGCCATCATACAAACCAGGTTTATTCATTTACAAAACCACGCCAGGGCAGAAGAATATTTGCAATTAAAGGTGCTAATGTTCCAGGCAAGCCAATTGTTAGCAAGCCAAGTTATGTAGGTAAAACGCAAACAGCTTTATACACAGTTGGAACAGATACTGCCAAAGAAAACATATTTGCCAGGCTTAACGCTGAAGAAGATCTAAGCACTTTACATTTTCCAGCAGACTTAGATGAAGAATACTTTAAGCAGCTTACAGCTGAGAAAAGAATTACTAAATGGATCCGTGGCCGCAAATCTTTAGCCTGGAAACAAATTAGGCCAAGAAATGAGGCTCTTGATGTAACTGTTTACAACTTTGCTGCAATTTATTTACTAAATCCAAATTTTGATCTAATTGAGGAAAGATTAGTAACTGGATCTAAAGAAGATCCAAACTCAGTACAAAATCAGCAAAAAAATAGAAATGCTAGGCCAAAAAGCAATTTTATTAATAGTTGGAAGTAATAATTACGAATTACATTGCTTTTACAGCTGAGATCTCTTAAATAATTCGTAATATTTATATATTTGACAAGTTTTAAAACGACCTTAGTGTTTTTGTTTAACTACAAATTAAATACACAGAGGATTAATTGGCCAATTTATTCGATTCAACTAACTATCCAAACTATGTACCTTCTGAATTTAAGAAGGGCGATAACTGGAATTGGAAAAATGATAGTTTAGGAACAGATTACGACAACGCATCTTTTACTCTTAAATACGAATTTAATTTAATTGATGGATCCACAAATACTCATTTCCAGGTTGTAGCTACAAATGACGGATCTAATTACAAAATTGAAGTTCCGCATTCAACCACTACTAATTACACGGCTGGGGAATACAACTGGATAGCTAATATCCATCGCAATTCTGGCGGCAGAGTAAAAGTTGGCGAAGGCTTTATTACGATACAAGACGATTACGCTACCACAACAACTTCAGTAAGATCATTTGCCAAACAAATGCTAGATGCTATTGAGGCCGTGGCTTTAAACAGAGCCACCATGGATCAATCATCAATGAGCATTGCGGGCAGATCGCTTTCTAGAATGTCTATAGATGAATTAATGAGTTTTAGAGATCGATTTAAAACTGAATACTTGCAAGAACTTAAACAAGCCAGGGCTAAAAATAACAAAGGCACTGGTAACAATATCAAAGTTAGATTTGGACAGCATTCAACATTTAACCCAACAGACTTAACATAATGGCCTGGTACAACAATATTTTAAATCGAAATCCAAAACCTAAGAAACAAACTTTTAAAAGAAGTTATCAAGGTGCATCTACTGGTAGATTGTTTGCTGACTTTTTAACATCAAGCAAATCAGCAAATGCTGAAATAAAAGATAATTTAAGGACTTTGCGAGATAGGGCCAGGGAACTAGCCAGAAATAACTCATACATAAATCGTTATTTAAACTTAATGATTTCCAATGTTATAGGCAAGCATGGCGTTAGAATTTCAGCTAAGGCCAGAAATGATAATGGATCTTTAGATCTGCTGGCCAACAAACAAATAGAAGATGCCTGGAAACAATGGACTAGATATGGAGTGCCAACAGCAAATGGCAAAATGTCTTTTCTTGATTGTCAAAAACTTTTTGTAGAATCTTTGGCCAGGGATGGCGAAGTTTTAATTAGACACATAAAAACTAATAAAAATTCTTTTGGCTATCACATACAATTTTTAGAAGCAGATTATCTTGATGAAGATTTAAACACTGTTGCAAAAAATGGCAACAAGATATGTATGGGGGTTGAGGTTGACTCTTACTACAGGCCAATTGCATATCATTTGTTTAAAGAGCATCCCTACGATACTACTTATACAAAATACAGTAGAAAACATATAAGAGTGCCAGCTGAAGAAATTACGCATTGCTATATGCCAAATAGGGCAGAGCAAACAAGAGGCGTGAGCCACATAGCTACAGCAATGGCAAATGTAAAACAATTAGATGGATATTTAGAGGCAGAAATAATTGCTGCCAGATTAGGGGCCAGCAAAATGGGTTTCTTTACTTCACCAGACGGCAATTCATATGTTGGCGATGACACTGAAGATACGTTTAACCCAGTTATGAATGTTGAGCCTGGAACCTTCCACCAATTAAGCAGTGGCCAGGAGTTCCAAACATTTGATCCCAATCACCCAACAAGTGCATTTGAATCTTTTACAACTACAGTTTTAAGATCTATTGCTTCAGGACTAAATATCTCATATCACGCTTTGAGCAATGACTTAACTTCGGTCAACTATTCTTCTATTCGCCAAGGTGCATTAGAAGATAGATCTAACTTTCAGATCTGGCAAGAATTTATTGTTCAGCATTTTATAGATGTTGTATTCAAACGCTGGTTAGAAATGGCCATAACAACTAAAGCTATTAACTTGCCAATCGGTAAATATAGTAAGTTTGCTAATTCAATAAATTACATTCCAAGATCTTTCCCTTGGATAGACCCATTAAAAGAAATGCAAGCCAATGTGGTTGGCCTACAAAATGGAATCGTTACCTATTCAGAAATTGTTTCAAACTACGGCAAAGATGTAGAAGAAACATTTGAACAACATCAAAAAGAAAAAGAACTAGCTGCACAATATGGAATTGAAACAGCATTCCAGCCATTTGGTCAAAAAGCACCAGTTGAAGCTATTGTCCAAGGCAGCAACCAGGAACAAGAGGATGGCTAGGCCAAACGAAGGTATGAAAACAGCTGCAAAAAGAGCCTTAGCCCAACGTGAAGAATATGGCCGTGGTGGAACTAGAACAGGTGCTATAAGAGCCAGGCAAATCGTAGCTGGAGAAAACCTATCTGATACAACAATAAAAAGAATGTATAGCTTTTTTTCTAGGCATAAAAATAACAAAGCAAAGTTTTACGATAAAAAAGAAAACGATGGCGGGCCAACAGCCTGGAGAATTGCATGGGATCTCTGGGGTGGCAACGCTGGCTTTACTTGGTCAAAAGGCAAAGTAGAGCAAATGAACAAAGAAAAAAGTTTTAACAAGTTTCAAGAGGCAATTACGCCAAATGAAAAACATCCTAGCGAGGTAAGCATGGAATTTAAAAGTGAAAATCCCATCCTCAGCGAAACAGAGGCAGAAGTCTTAATTGATTCTGCTGAAGTCATTGAGGATGTTGAATTAGATGCAACAGAAAGATTGTTTGACGATGAGGTAACTTATCGAACAATTGATCTCTCCAGGGCATCTTATATTGACGAAGAAACCAGACGAGTTCGCATTGGAGTATCCTCTGAAAGCGGAGTTGAAAGGTCATTTGGTTTAGAGGTATTAAGCCACAAAGCAGAGGATGTAGATATGTCATTTATGGCCTCTGGATCAGCACCATTATTGAACAACCATAATATGGAAGAACAAATAGGTGTTGTTGAAGAATATAAACTTGACGAGGCTGCAAAAAGAACAGTTGCAGTAGTTAGATTTGGTAAATCTGCACTTGCTCGTGAAGTCTTTGATGATGTAAAAGACGGCATAAAAAGAAACATATCCGTTGGCTACAGAGTAAATAAACTGGAACAGGCAAGCAATGAGGAGATTGGCGATCATTACAGGGCTAGTTGGACACCTATGGAAGCATCCGTAGTTTCAATCCCAGCAGATCAATCCAAGCAAGTTGGCGTGGGCCGTTCTAAATCTAACAAACTTCCAAACACAAAGGTGAAAATAATGGAAAACGAAAAACAAGAAATTAATCTTGATGAAGTTAGATCTCAAAGTGCAGACGAAGCAAGAAAAGAATTTGCTAAAAACTCAAAAGAGATTTTAGACCTTGCTGCTAAGCACAATAAAAGAGATTTAGGCAATCAAGCTATTCAAGATCAATTATCAGTTGACGAGTTCAGAGGACAATTACTAGAAACTATTTCTAATGATGTGCCTTTAGAAACTCCAAATGAAATTGGTTTAAGCAAAGCTGAAACACAAAGATTCAGCGTTATGCGTGCTATTAATGCAATGGCAAATCCAACAGATCGCAAAGCACAAGAAGCTGCACGATTTGAAATGGAATGTTCAGAAGCTGCACAAGAAGCATATGGCAGAACAGCCCAGGGAGTTATGCTTCCAGCTGAAGTCATGGCTAATTGGAATCAGCGTGATATGTCAGCTGGTAGTGATGGCGATTTAATTGGTGAGGATTACAGAGGACAAGATTTTATCGATGTTCTTAGAAATAACTCAGCAGTTATGCCTTTAGCAACTAATCTTAATGGCCTATCTGGCGATGTTAAGATTCCTAAGAAAACTGCCGCTTCAACAGCAGCTTTCATTAGCTCAGAAGGCGGAGCAGCTGGTGAGTCAGAAATGACAATCGGTAACATCTCTCTTACCCCAAAAACTTTGGGTGCATTTACTGATGTAACTAGACAGCTAATGATTCAATCTTCATTGGATATTGAAAATCTAATTAGACAAGATCTTGCAGCTGGAATGGCGATTGCTATTGATGATGCTTGTTTAGAAGGTGATGGTCAAAATGGTAAGCCAACAGGTATTACAAATACTACTGGCATTAATACTGTTTCATTAACTTCTGCTGCTGCTCCAACATGGCCAGAAATGGTTAGCTTGGAATCAGCTGTTGGCGTTGATAATGCTCTATTAGGCAGACTTTCATACATTGTTAATCCATCAAACTATGGCACATTAAAATCTACATCTAAAGACACTGGAAGCGGTATCTTTATTGCAGACGGCAATGGCATGAATGGCTACCAAGTGGTTGTTTCTAACCAATTGACTGCTAATAACTATGTATTTGGAAACTTTAGCGACTTGCTAATCGGCTTCTTTGGCGGATTAGACCTGGTCGTGGATCCTTATACGAGTTCAAGTTCTGGAACTGTTCGAGTAGTTGCACTTCAATCTGTTGATGCAGCTGTAAGAAACCCAGTCTCATTTGTAGTTGGTTCTTAATAATCAGTGTTAACCACTAATAAGATGGCGGGCCTAGTGTCCGCCAGCTTTAAACAGGGAAAAAATATGAAAGTTTTAATATTGGCAGATACAGTTGCTAACAACAAAAGAGTTCATGCTGGCGATGTGATTGAGGTTACTCAATCTGAGGCCCACATTTTAATTGGTTGTAATAAAGCAAGCGTTCATGTTGCTAAAGAGAAAAA